CCCGAAGTAGCCTTCTGGGAATGACGCGATGAAAGCTAATACCATCCGCTCGGCGTGAGATAGGTCTTGCCGCTCAAGGATGTCTGAGTGAATCCAAAGGCCGTTCATGGGTGTGGATCGTCAAGAAGTGGATCGCGGCGACCATGCAGCAACTCGTGCTGATGGTCGAGGAACTGAAGAAGTTCCCGGCGGCGGCGCATGATCGTTTCGTAATCATCTTGATTCACGAAACAATAACGATTCACTGCGTACTCAGAAAGCTCGAACACAATGGAACGAGCGTCTTCGATATTGAGGTTCATGTTTTTCCTTTCTTTGTTGGTAACAGGCTAACCACCTAAGCTCCCGCATGGGAGCCACTTGCACCCGTGTGCTCGCCCGAAAAGGCGGTGGTCTTTCCCTGTTAGCCCCGAACGTGTTTCACTTTCCAAATACCATCCAGAGGGTCAAGATAAATCTTGCCCGAAATCATTTCATTCGCGCAACGGTTGAGGGTCGCAGTCGAAATTCCTGCGCGTTCGCTGTAGCTCTTGCGCCCGACGTATCCCTCGCTTGCGGCACGGGCTAGTGCGTATTCATGGACCACAGCACACGCTTCTTGCGTGATGCGCGGCATACCCGGTACCCACTTATCACGCCGCACCATACCCTTGCCGAATCCACTACTGATGCGGGTTCTGGTAAAGATGGGCGCACGAATACGCTTATCGGCTGAAGCCCGAAGCTTCGCCTCCTCTCGTTCCATCTGTTCAACACGTTCGTGCATACGCTCCGCAAAGCGCACGCAGGATGAGATTGATGAGTAGCTCATTACTGTCTCAAATTAATTGCTGCGCGAATTGTTAGGCTTTAAATTTACTGACGTATGCGGCTACCTCGCGTAGCTCGTCACGAATTTCCCGCAGCTTGGTAAATTGCTCTACCCGTTGGGCACGGGCTAGCTCAAACGCCTTGTCGTCCTGCGGGTAATAGTCGCGGGAATTAAACTCGATGTTGGCGAGGGCCTCGATCGCAGCGTCCACCGCGCGGTATGCGTTGATGTAGCCATCGAACAGTCGCTCGGGGCTGGTACCGTTCAAGTGGATAGTGGGTTTGATCATAGATTATTCCTCATGCTTGTTGTTGAAAAAATTGGCGTATTCTGTTCCGTAGTCTGCACCAGACTCGAAACCGCCAGCCTCGATTGATTCACGCTCTTGATCGGATAGTTGTCGGCTGAATGCTGCCCAATGTGCGTCGGCATCATGCTTCTGCTTCGGCATCGATTGGGGAACATATGTGCTGGCGAATCCACGGAGGAATTCCATTGTTTTGTTTTTCGTGTTCATAGGTTGTGTTTATACGGAGATGACAAAGCCTGAGGTGTCTCGCTTGGCTGCGCCCTTGGCTTTGAGGCCGACGACACAGCCGCGAGGATCGAGGAATCGCAAGTCTGAAAGGTCGCCATCGACCACGTTGTAACCATGCCAATCGTCGGGCAGATCGCCAGAAAACACGGCTGCAACATTGCCGCCAGATTCCAACACCTTGAGAGCGTCAAGCTCGTTAAACTCTGATCTGCTGAAGGTTAGGTGGTAGTTGGGCGGAAGTTCGCCGCGAGCGAAACGCAAGGCGCGGTGATGGTTCTTCGTATAATCGTAGAACATGATGTCCTTGGGGAAGTGTTGCATAATCTGCAAACCTTCCCAAGGAATGTCCGACGTACCGTTTAGACGAATGCAAGCAGCCATGCCTTCGCGATTTGCACGCCAGACAAAGTCCTCGATTTCCTCGATGAGTTGCTTGCGGAAACCCGCTGGGTCATCGAAGAAATATTGAGTCTTGCTGATGCGTGAACGCTGCACGTTGCTGAATGCGCCACGTCCTGCCGTGTAAAGGCACGACGAGATGCAACCCCGTGATGCGTGAGAACAAACATTGCCACGTTGGGCAACTTTGTGAGGAGCAAGGTAGAGAATGGCTGTGCGCCAGCCAAACTTCTCGCCCTTGGTAGTCTTGCTATCTGACCCGACTGATAGGAGTTTCATTGATGATGTCTTTCAGTTCTTTCTTGAGCCTACGAGCATCCTCGCCGCGCCACATTGTGGCATTGCTGAGGAAATAGTTGATGACGGAGCGAGCATCGTCGTAACCGTAGCTGTCATCAACGCCTTCGAGCGTTGACATAGCGTCGAGGTATGGCCGCGCCCAAGGATGAACTTTGGGCGTCCACTTCTGTCCAATCTCACAAGCGACTTGGTATATGTATCTCATGTTAGATCTTTTCATCAATGATTGCCTTGAGACCCTCGCGGACAATAGACTCAGCGTCCTGACGAGACTGTGCCATCTCTACAGCGTCGCGCACGGTGTCTTCAAGATCGTCCGAACTCACCTTTTCGTCCTCAAGATCGCGAACCTTATACTCCATATCCTCAATCTTGCTGTCGATTTCTTCGACTGTGGCACGCAACGCACGATATTCAACCAGCGTCACGAAGTCATCCAAGTGATCGAGACTAGGGCTTTTGCCCATTTCTGTCTCAAGCTTGGTGATTCGATTGCTTAGGATGATGAGTTGCTCGTTGATGCGACTATCAACCTTGCGAAGAACCTCGTTTACGAGCAGGTTAATGATACGAGCGACCGCATTATGGCCCTCGGTGTTCTCTGTCTGTGTATCTGTGTTCATGGGTTTATCCTATCGTTTGAGCTTGGCAGAGACTTTCCGCCAATAAGTTGATGTTGCGGACTTCTTGGGACCATTAGGCCCACCGTTCCACACTTTTGCCCTAACCTCGTCTGTCACAGGCCAGCCGTACCTTTTGCCATAGTGGTCCGTATAGATTCGGAACATCTCGGCAGACTTGGTTAGGTCGCGCCTATCGTTTGACGTGTAGCGCGTTCCGGCGATTCGGTTGACATCCTTGACGGTGATTTCCCAGATTTGCGCTGGGCCTACGGCTTTGCCGTTATCACCGATTGCGTTGACATTGCCGCCGGATTCGACGGCGACAATGGCGAGGAATAGGGCAGTCAGATTCATGAGATCAAAATGCCGATATCTTTCAGGAAGTTGACATACTCAGCGAGCAACGCTTTCTTGTCGCGTGTCTTGCTGCCAATCATTTGACGAATAGTCGGCGCAATCGATCCTTTCGAGTGCTTCATGCCCAAGGATTCAAGCTTGAGCATAACCTTGAAAGTTAGCAGGTGGTATCCTGCAATCTTCTCTGGAGTGTCGGCAATCATGATTAGGCGACGTTGACGGTCATCTCAGCTTCCTGTGCTTTCTTGAGCCACTTCTCGGCGTTAGCGCGATAGCGTTCCGCCAAAGTTAGCGTCTTGATTTCGCTGAGCTTGATCCAAGTGCTGCGGAGGCGCTTGTTTTCAACGATTTTCATGTCTCCAACGAAGCCGCCACGGTTCAAAACAGCCGTGATTAGATTGCACACTTGCGGGGCTTCCAAAGCAGCAAGCTTTGTTTTCTTTTCAGCACGAGCGGCTTTGATTTGCTCACGATAGGCCGTGATTTCGTCACGGGTAAACGAATTGCCGTTATTTACGCGCTGAACGATTGCATCATTAGTGAGTACCAGTTGCATTTGTTTGTTTTTCTTTGGTTTTGCCAGTATTAGCCGCCATTAATTGGCGTTTAACCCTTGCGCCGCGATGAGGCCACTGACTTGCAAGGGAACCCAGCTACGTTCTTTTGACGGTGAACAGCCATGCCGGGGTTAAGTGTTAACGGTTTGAAAAAGTCTGCTAACGCATACGATCGACTAGTGCAGATACTAAGCCGAAAGAGTGCTAATCACTTGCCGTTACTAGCTTGCTAGGCCAATAACTTGCACCAAAAGCAAGTCGGGATCACGTCCCATCGGTTGCAAAAGCCGTCGCCGTGAAGGCTCGCCCCCATCCCCTAGCATTAACGCTAGCCCGTGGACTAACGCCGAACTGCCGTTCGCGTGGCTGGTAAGGTAGGACTTCGCCCCTTGTCGCTCGCACAAGCGGAGGAGTCCCCCCCGCCTGCAACCGTCGCCGGATAACCCCCCGGCGATGGGATGGACTGTTAAAGAACTGCCGGAGTTGCCTCCGACATCACCGACATAAGCATACTCGGTATTGAGTGACGAGAAAAATCTTGGGAAATCGTCATTTCACCTCTCAAAAAAACTTCCGGTAGCTGGTTATGGGATACGCAAAACCAAGCAGTCCGCGCACCCGAAACAGCCTCCGTCACCAGCCCGTCGCCTAAGCCACAAGGAAGGGTAGGGAACGCCCCTAGGAGCCACAAGGAAGCCCAAGCCCAAGCCACCCCTTCCACCCCTGGCGCCCCGCCCTGGGGAAAGTGTGCCACTTTGTCACAGTGCCATTGGCACGGTATCTTGACCCATTCAGTCAACTAATCCCAGGCGTCAACCATGCGCCCGAATCCTTTCCCCTACCATCTTAGGTAAGAAACCCAACAATAGGAAGCGGTGGACACACTATTGCCATGCAATTGCATTGCAATATACAAGCAACTCACTTGTTTTGCTAGTGTTAAGCACTTACTTTGCAGCAACCCCAGGGGGGGGGCGGGGGTCAACACTCGGCCACGCTGTCGCATATTGATAGGTCAACAAGCCACTTTAAAAAATTTGCAAATGGGTGCCACCGTACTGAGCAAGTGGTGGGAGTAGGTGCAATGTGGTGGGTAGACAAGGTGTGACAGAATGTCTCACTTAGGGATGGTTGTATTTTTAAAAATCTTGCAAATAGGTGTTGACGACTATTTAGCACTACCTGTAGAACATTTGCATGGGGAGGAAATCTAAGGCTATTGTGGAGAGTGTAGGGGAGGCGCAAGCCAACCTCAACCACCGTTACATAGAGAAGCGTAAGCCTAAGGAGGCGGCTCTAGCCTTGGATATGCTGGCTAATGGGGAGACGTATGCGAAGGTGATGTCTACTACGGGTATAGGGTTTGTGGCACTATCGGCTTTGAGGGCGCGGCATGAGCGTGCTTTGGAGGTAAGGCGCAAGGAGCTTGCGTTAGATGGCTTTGAGATGGCGGAGAGGATGCGAGCGTTGGTGGCGAAGAAGACGGAGATGTTGATGGAGGATGATGAGGCGTTGATGAAGACGCCGCTTAAAGACTTAACGCTAAGCTATGGCATTAGTGTGGACAAGGGCTTGCAGGCTCTTGGGGAGCAGAAGGTGGTGGTGGAGCATAGGACGGGGAAGCCGTCGCTTGCTGACGCTATGAAGGCTATTGAGGAGGCTAGGGCGGCTTTACGGAATGACACCATTGCAATACTCACGACCCCTGTTGAGCGAGTGGGACCAGAAGTTGAAGTGGACGGCGACGATGACGAAGGAGGGGACGATAGCGTGGTGGAGTTGCGAGATCAGGGTTAAGGTGGTATATGTCCCTAGTCAAAATTGAGTTCTGTAAAGCCGATAGCCCCTACTTGGGCATAACGCTTCTTAAGCGAGAGGTTTATGACCGCTCTAGCTATTGGTGGTTTGGCATAGGCTTCTGGTGGTTTCGGCTGTCTTTTAGAACAAAGCACAAGTCTGTATGTCCCTAGTCTGGAAGCAGCACCCAATACTGACGCCTCCTACGATTGAGGAGATGGCGCGGATGGACCCCAAGCAGTTGGTTCAACTGTGGGGTGTCTACCATGAGGCCATTGAGAACGCTGAGCGTGATCCCTATCGGTATGGCTTCAAGCTAGCCAATTGGATGGAGGCGGAAGAACTACTGGCTAAGAAGAATGAGATTCTTGTAAGTGGCGGTAATCGTTCGTCGAAAACGAGTTGGGCTGCTCATGCGGTGGTGAAGGCAGCGATTGAGAACGAGGGGTCCGTTATAATGTGCTTCGCCCAAAATGCTGACGTTTCCATCAGACAGCAGCAGTCCGCGATCTACGATGCGCTTCCCGAGGAGCTTAAGCGCAAAACTCTTGGTACTGAGGAGAATGTCTCCTACACGCGAAAGAATGGCTTTAGCAAGTCGAGCCTTATCCTGCCGGGGAGCAAAAGCCACATCATCTTCAAAACCTACTCCCAGTTCTTAAATAACGACACCATCCTTGAGGGTGCGGAGTTGGGTAGCCGGGAGGCTAAGTGGATTAACATTGGTACATGGTGCGACGAGTACCTAATTGGCCCTGAGCTTCTGGCTACGCTGAGGTTCCGTCTGGCTACGCGCAACGCCAAGATGATTGTTACGTTTACTCCTATTGATGGGTACACGGAAGTGGTCCGTGACTATTTGGAAGGTGCGCGGACGATTTCCTATAAGGAAGCCGAGCTACTCAACCATCGGAAGGTTCCGTTCCTACAGGAGAGCAAGAACCGGAATGCTGGCATCATCTACTTCCATTCCCGCGACAATCCCTTCGGTGGGTACGAGCGTATTGCCGAGGATCTAAAGAATCGTCCCGAGGACGAGATTCTATGCCGTGCCTACGGCGTTCCGACGAAGAGCAAGAGTACACAGTTCCCCAACTTCTCGGTAGAGGTTAACGTCGTTAAGCACGAATCCATTCCGAAGAAAGGACTCACACGCTACATGATCCTCGATCCGGCAGGTCGAAAGAACTGGTTCATGGCTTGGATCGGCGTTGATGAAGCCGGAACGTTTTGGGTCTATAGAGAATGGCCCGATGTAAACGTGGGAGATTGGGCTAAATGGCATGGCGGCAAGTGGATCGGCGGCGAAGGGTCGAAGGGACTGGGCTATGGCATCAAGGATTATGTAGAACTTATCGGCAATCTGGAAGAGGATGAAACCATCTTTGAGCGGCTGATTGACCCTCGGCTTGGTGCGGCCAAGTACCAGACGCAGAATGGGGCTTCGTCCATCATAGAGGATCTGGCTGATGCTGGGCTTACCTTTGTCCCGGCCCCCGGCTTGGACATTGAGGACGGGCTACAGGCGTTGCAGACCAAGATGGCCTACAATCGCAGGGTGCCCATGGATAGCGTCAACCGCCCACACTTCTAC